CTCCGGGTATTGCTTATTCACAACCACATGAATGGATTTTGGCACGGCCAATTGTCGAACCCAGAGTAAAGCTTCATCAACTGTTGGTGGAGCAACATCAACCCCCATTGCACGTTTCCACCAATCGGCTGCTAAATGTCCGGTCCTTCCACCATGTTCAAGACATACAACTTCACTGAAAGAACGAATGCCGCAAACGTAATTGACTTTTAGAATTCCAATGCCGTTCTTTTCAATCTTGTTGTAAAGAACGCGGTCAACCTTGAACTCTTCGATTTGCGGAACATCTGTTCTGATTAGTTCGTCTGTTCCGGCTGATCCTTGAATTTGAATTTGGTGCGGAAACTCATACCCACAAACAAAGCACACTTTGGCATTTGCATGGTTGTATGTTCCGCACTGATCACAAATGCGAATTGGAGCAACACCGGGCGCACCTTTCCCTTTCGCTCTAGGTATCACCGGATCATTGATTGGACCTAACCGGGGCGTGTTCTGTGCGAAGTCTGCGCACAAGCAATCTTTTTTGAATGTTGATCGACTTGGCCGGGTTCCGCGTCCTAGCATTTGTACCCACAAACCGGTGGACATTGTAGGGCGTAACATGATGATGAAATCAATTGGCGGATGATCGAACCCAGTAGTTAGAACATTGTTGTTTACAACGCATCGCAACTTACCGGCTTTGTAATCCTTGATACGTCTATCGCGTTCCCCACTCGCCATTTTGGAATGAACGGCTTCAGTTGCAATTCCGAATGCTCTAAACATTTCTGCGATGTGTTCGGCATGATCAACGCCAGCGGCAAAAGCTAACCAACATTGCCGGTCTTGGCCTAACGCAACGGATTCTTGGCAAGCAAGATAGTTTATGTCTCGAACATCAATTGCCTGTTCAAGTTGTTTGGAATTGAAATCACCCTTCGATATGCCAACTTTGGAAAGATCAAGTTGCGTACTCATTCGTTTTGGAATCATCATTGATATGTAACCTTCATCAATGAGCGAATTGAAAGAACGCATATCAGTTAAATCAACGGCGGTATCTGCGAACAATCCATCTTGTGTTAGCAGCCCTTGACCGGTACGGTACGGTGTTGCGGTTAGTCCAATAATTATAAGATATGGATTCAATTTTTGAAGGTGAGTTATAATTTCACCATACATCGAATCGACCTTGCCGCTAATCAAATGGGCTTCATCAATAATAACAATATCGAATCTGCCTACAGATTGTAATGCGTTAACAACTGTTCCAACTCCACCAAAAATGATAGGAGTGTTGGTTTCGTGTTGTTTCAATCCACTTGATAGAATACCGTATGGTGCAGTGGGCCAAACTTCAGCAAGCTTATCTGAGTTTTGCTTGATCAATTCCTTTACATGAGTCATTGCCAGAATACGCTGGTTGGCCGCGTTCATCATAACCCGTTGAATAAACCAAGCAATGATAAGCGATTTGCCCGTACCTGTTGGCATACAAATTAGCGGATGCCCGTACTTCGGTTTTGCGAAGTAAGCAAACGTCTTGTCCAACACGTATTGTTGATAGTTATACGGGGTTAGGATCATGGCTGAATTGGATTGTGTACTGGGCAAGCTTTCAAGATTGCATCTGGTGGAATGATTTGTTCCCAATGAGTACAGAACCAACCGGCATTCTCAACAGGAACAGCATTTTTGCATGACCGGCAATTAACATCTGTTGCCAATCCATCGTGACACACAGGCTGCATTTTACACATTCCACAAAGGAAAAAATTTCGTTTTTCATTGATCTTCTTCGGTGGTTCTTTGGTTTCAAAGATTATGAATTGCGCTTTTCTGTAGGCATCATCGGCAACCTTCATATCAAGCGGCAACAGTTCAAAGTACCATTCTGAATCGTTTTTGTTCTCTGCAACATATAGAACGTTTTTCAAATCGAACCCTCTGCCGTAAACAGAGTTTTGAACGAAGTGTTGAATCTTTATTTGTCGCATTCCTTTCTTGTGTAGATCGTTAAACGGCGAACCTGTACCGGAAGTTTTGCACTCAAGCAACGTTGGTTCGGTTATTCCCCACTTGGGCGCAATGAATACACCATCGGCGGAACCCCCAAAGTGCCCATGCAAATCACTAAACCTAACTTGACCGTTTGAACCATCAACAAATTCAAACCCAATTTTAGTTAGATAATAGCGAACGCGGGTTTCGAGTCCATGCCCAACATGAAACAGGCGAATCGTTCGCCCCGAATGTTTTTCCTTGTGCATCCAACGGAAATGATAAAACAAGTAACGCAAGCATTCGTTGCCGATAACACTCGCCCCTAAATGGGTTCTATAACCTTCTTCGTCTTCAGCTTCAATAGCTTCGTTGACGGCGTTTAACATCGAATCCGATAGAACGCGCAACGCTTCGGTATTGTTGAAATCAATCACAACACGCACCTTGTAAATTGGGGACGGCCTAAAACCGTCCCCAATTGGTTTCAATTTGTTATTGTTTGTTTTGTGTTGCCCATGGCGGGGCCGCGGCCGCTCCGGTTGGCGCGACTGGCGCGGCCGCTCCGGCCGCTCCACCCCAAGGCGGGGCGGCTTGCCCTACGGGGGCCGCTGGTGCGGCTGGTGCGGCCCAACCGGGCTGTGCGGCCGCTGCTGCTCCACCCCAAGGCTGTTGCTGTGCGGGGGCCGCTGGTGCCGCCTGTTGGCCTTGCTGCGGAACTCCACCCCCACCCTGCGGTGGACGCTGCGGAAAAGATCCATCCGGGCATTTAACAACCTTCACTTCGGAATACTTCGGATCATCAGCTTGGGGGCCGATGGTTGCAATTAGCCTTCCCCCAATCATCTGTTCCGTTGTTTGAAGAAAGGGACGATTGATCGCAAAAGCATACGCGGCCAACTGTTGATGGGCAATGCGCTTTGGTACTTCTTTGTCGCTGAAAATGTTCAAGCGGTCAACCTGAACCATTCCCCGCATATCACCTTCAACAACAGTTAGCGATACAGCAAGGTATCCCGCGTTGGGGTTATCTTTCACAACCTTTGGTTCAACGGCTGTAATCTCCACCTTGTAATCCGCCAGAGGGAAACAAATTGAACCCCCTTGTGTTGGATCAAAATCGTTTGCATTGAAGTTCAATTGCATTTGTACTTTCCTCCGATTGGTTACGCAACAGCCTTTTGAAAGATTGTTGCTAGGTTTGGATACTCGATAGGATCAAGGTTACCGCTCCTATCCTTAGCTTGCCAAAGTGAATCTGCCTTTGTGTGAATTGCCGTGTAACTTTGCCCCGTTGATGTGTTGAACCCAACAAAGTAATGTAACACAAGATCAAAGAAGTATGGAACTTGGGCTTGCAACTTTTCGCTTGGCATGATTGGAACGGCGCATTTGCTCATTCCAACAGGAACCAACATTTCCTTGCAAATCATTACAACATTTTTGTTGTTCATATCTCGAAAATCGCGGATCAACTGGTACATTTGTTGTTGCGTTTCGCCATAGGCGCGGCGTCCGTCATTGGTTTTCTTTTGCTCTTGTCCTAAGACAACTTCTGCAATCTCCGATAATGAATCCAAACAAACCGTTTGGTACTTCTTTGCTTCTGAACTTGTCATTGCCCATTTGTAAGCTTCAACAAGAGCGGCATAACTTGTAATGTCAACGTAAGGAACTTTTTCCTTGCGAAGTGAAAGCAAGCCGTTTTCAGCGGAAAAAATAATCGGGGCCGGGGCTGTTGCACAAAGGCGAGTCTTACCAATACCAGACCCCCCATAGACGCAAACCTTCACACCGTCTTTGATGTTGATCGAACTTGTATTAAGGATTTGCAATTCAACCCCTTCCGTTACCGTTACCGGAACCGGAACCGTCACCGGAACCGTAACCGTAACCGGAACCGGAACTGTTACCGTCACCGTTACCGTTACCGGAACCGGAACCGAAACCGTTACCGGAACCGGAACCATCACCGAAACCGGAGCCATAACCGGAACCGTCACCGAAACCGAAACCGGAACCGGAACCTTTGTCAATCAAGCCTTCCATACAGGGACGCTTTCAATAGAAAATTTTGCCTTGTCTGTTACATCGAGAATTTCAATTACTTCCGTTAGCTCAATTCTTGGTACTTCAATTGGAAATTTGCAAGCCTTTGGATTGGATGTACCATCAACGGCAAGCTGTGATAAAGAAGCGGCCCCGGACCAATACCATAGACGGCGTACCTGTCCCATGATAACTTCTTTACCGTTGCGTGAAATTAAGTAACCTGCAAATACTCCAGCGGAATAAGTACGAACGATTACATAACGTTTCGTTTCCTTTTTCGCGGTCATTTTTACCTTCTCCTATGCAACGCTTGAAACAACCATTCCCCAAGCTTGTTAGTATCTTTTGTGAACAAAACTTCTTGCAACTCAAGATATTCAGTTGCAAATCCAGAAGCTTGCTCACCGGTGAAATCAACGATAGAAAGCGGGTCTTTCTTTCCATCGGCAATTCGCCATGTGATCACGGCGAAACTATTAGGGGCCGGGTTGGCCTTCATTTCAAACTTGATTTCCATTTAATGCAATCCTAACCAAAACAAGAATGTGAAAATTGCCAGAAGAATTAAAGCACCGATGAAATCTTTAATCAGTCGTTGGCGAGTCATTTCTTTTCCTTCGGTTGAACAATTTCAAGCTTTGGTGCTCCCTGCGTAATTTCCAAGCAACCGTTGAATAGGTCTTGTGTTTCCTTTGGAAGCTTTTTATAGGCAGCAAGGGAAAGATCAGGCTTCCAACGAATGAGCGTTGAAGTTGCCGTTGGCCCCAACAACGCGCACAAAGCCTCAACTTGATTTTCATCATTTTTCAAGTTGTAATTCAGCATTTTAGTTGCTTTGAGTTGGAACCCTTCAGGAAGATCAACAGTTCCTAAAATACCTTCATCTTTGCCTTGAGGGAAGAGAGTTGAAACAATCTTATTTCTGAGCATCAACTCTTCTTCTTTAAAACGCTGCATGTTTGCCTTCGCCACGAACCATTGCTCAATGAGAATTTGCTCTTCCACGGTTGGCATTGGCCCAAGATAGAAGGGTTTGCCCGGTCTTGTCAAGAAATTTTTTGGTGTAAATTTTGGTGTTGATTTACCCCGGCCCAATAGAGTATGGTTGCCCCCTATGAATCAAACCACTTTCGTTAGAATCGAGTTACCAGCGGAAGAAAACGCCTTGCTGGAAAAGCATCAGGAAGCATTGAAGCGACTGATGAAAGCTGATCATATATCAAAAGCTTCAACCATTCGTTTTCTGATTA